AAGGTTACAAGGTCTAGCTTGTCTGAGTGTTCAGGAAATATAGTATCAATATCTTTCTGATATATATTCTTGATGTTCATACAACTAGGATCAAGCCAGAATAACCAACCATTAGTACTATCAAAGGCACACTCTGTTAGTGCAATTACTTTAGGGATATACTTCAGTGGATTTAGAATATCATTGTATGGTATCTTACCACCCTCAGTACCGTTGTGTTGAGCAAAGGTCTTAAGGAAGTCTGGATAGTCTGATATCTCCATCAAGTTATGATAGAATATATTCTTAGCTTTAGGTAAGGAATAGTTAGCAAGATCAAGATCATAATAATAACAATGAAATTCTATGCTAGGTTCCCAGTTATCTTTAAATTCATTTAAGAGATGAAACGTACTATGCTGTAGTGATGTCTCATCAAAGGCTGTTACAATTTTATAGTTCATCTATTTTTCCATGTAATACTAAATGTGAATAGTCACCGTTCCATTCTGTTGCCATCAATCCATCAACTTCACGTTGACATTCCCACTTAGGAAACCAAGGTCCACCTGTTGTAAAGTGTACTATCTTAGGATTAATAGAAGGATCAGAGTGACCATCTAACCAATTCCATTCTTCTGCTATTGTACCCATAGCTGAGTTCTTATTAGGTAACCAACCAAATGTATGTAGATAGTTACCTGTCTTATTGTTGACAGCAAAGGGTGTGAGTTGTTTGTTTAACTCATGACCACAGTTCCACAACATAAGACTAGACCAGTTCTTTCTATTGTATCTAGTCTGTTCTCTACCATCCATTTTAAACTTAGCAGTTGGTTCGTACTCATGCTTAACACAGTACAAAGGATAGAACTCCTCGTTGTATTCCTCAAACAATTCATTGATGTCTGTTCTAGGATACATGTCACAATCTAAATACAAAGCCCATCCTTCATACTGCATCAAAGCAGGTATTAGAAAACGAGTAAAAGTAAACTCACTTGAGAAAGGCTTCTGATCTATGGAGTCAACCATCTGATTGTTCACCCACTCGAAAGGTCTATTAAACATATTCATATGTTCCAAGATATCTTTGCGTAGAAACTTAACTATAATATCCTTTGGTGAGTTAGCTTCTATTAAATATTTTAACATCTGGGCTGCAACCTTTTCTTTAGGATCATATCCTATAAAAACTGTGTTCACCTTTTTCTCTTTACTAATAGCCATTAGTACATCCTCTACTTTAGTTTTATTTGTCTAGGTTTTTTATGATCAGGAATGTTTTGTTCTAGATCAATAGTAAGTAACCCATTATCCACACTAGCATCGTTCACCTCTATAGTATCAGCAAGGTGAAAGATTTTATTAAAACTTCTGTTAGCAATCCCACGATATAGAATCTTACCATTACTTTCAGTTTCTTTTCCATCATAAGAGATGGTGAGGTTCTGCTCCTCAAGAGTAATGTTTAAGTCTTCTTTAGAAATACCAGCAATAGCAAGTGTAATAGTATACTTACCATCTTCGTACTCTATTAAATTATGTGGGGGATAATTAGGTTTATTAGTTATTGAGTTGGTAGGTTGGTTTAACATTGTATTAAATATTCTATCATAACCTATAACCCAATCTCTATAGTCTTGTAATTGTAATCTAGACGATAGTTGTTTATCTACATAGTTCATAACGTGTCTCCTTTATAAGCAAGAATGTATGGAACCCATTATGGCATTCCATACATTATTATACTACACTTTTTGTATCTTTGCAAGCTTTTTTTAGTCACACTCTTTCTGACCTGTTGTTGGATCTATGTAGCAAGCTTCTGCTTTAGGCTCATCCTTAACTTCATTCAGTATGCCATAGCGTTTACCACTAGCTCTGAAGGTGGTGATGCCTTTGCATCCCTGCTTCCAAGCATTGTAGTATAACTCTTTGAACTCTTCGTAAGTTACATTATCACCTACGTTACAGGTCTTAGAGACAGCACTATCAATGTACTTAGATGTCAGAGCTAGTACTGCTAGATGTTCTTCAGCACTAATCTCATTAGCAGTCCTACCATTCACACCTAATCTATAGGCGTAGTCTTCTACACGTTGTATCTGATGACCATCAAACTCTTGTATAGTCCTATCGTAGAACAAACTAAACGGTGGTTCAATACCAGAGCTTACATTGTCAGCAGTCAAGCTAATCGTACCAGTAGGTGCTATCGAAGTTAGATGAGAGTTACGTAGTCCAGTTTCTTTGATCTGATCTTGTACCCAAGTAGATAATGTCTTAAAGAACTTACCTTCGATGTACTTATCTTTATCGTACAGTGGGAAGCAACCTTTCTCTTTAGCCAGTAAAGAAGAAGCACCATAGGTGTGATCTCTAAGTGTCTTAAGAACCTTAGTAGTAAACTTCATGAACTCTTCTGAAGCATAAGGCATACCACACATCTCACCTGCATTAGCCAGACCAGTAACACCTAGTCCCATCCTACGTTTGTTCTTAGCTTCTTTCTCCTGCTCTTCCAGAGGATAGATAGTCCTATCAATAACATTATCCATAGCTCTAACTACATGATGGATGTCACCAGTGAACAGACCAAAATCAAATGCACCTGCTCCAACATACTTAGTAAGGTTAAAGCTACCAAGAAGACAAGCACCGTAAGGAGGTAGAGGTTGCTCACCACAAGGGTTAGTAGCTTCTATGTTCTCACAGTAGTATAGGTTATTCATCTTGTTAATGGTATCTATGAACAACACTCCCGGCTCTGCCCAATCCCATGTGCTACGCATAATCATATCCCATAGGGCTACAGGGTCTACCTCTTCGTGTACCCTACCTTCAAACTGTAAGGGAAATGGTTCTTTCTTTTCAAGACATCTCATGAACTCATCTGTGATACCAACAGAGATATTAAAACCAGTAAGAGAAGTACCATCATTCTTAGCTGTGATAAACTGTTCAATGTCTGGATGATCAACACGTAAGACACCCATCTGTGCGCCTCTACGATGTCCACTAGATGCTATGGTCTGACATACAGCATCAAAGATTTGCATGAAGCTTACTGCACCAGATGCCCTAGAGTCTAGAGACTTGATACGATCTCCTCTGGGACGTAGCCTACTGAAGTCATAGCCTATGCCACCACCTCTACGCATTGTCTCAGCAGCATCAGTAGCTCTACCCATAATAGAATCCATGCTATCTTCTATAGCACCACTAACAAAGCAGTTGTAAGCAGTAGTCTGTCTTGCTGCACCCATAGCGTTCTGTACCCTACCAGCAGGTAAGAACCTAAGATGCCTGAGTGCATCCTTGAAGTTCTCAAAGTGGTCTGGGCTATCTTTAAGGGATTCAGCTATACGTACTACCTTACTGTAGAAGTCTTCTCCTGTTTGTCTATACTTAACATTGTCTATCTCTTCTGAGATTGGTTGTGTCATACCATAGTGTACTTCGTTTTCCATTTATGTTCCCTTTCTATTTATATTCTAATGCTAAGATTAGTTGTGCATAGTGTATTGCTTTCTCAATATCTTTCTTACCTTGACCTTTGGTACGATGTCGAGTTATATATTTTATCACATTACCCTCGAAGTAGTCAAGCTTATTCGCATGTATATACTCAACAGGCTGTATGCCACAATCTTTATAATGATCACCACCTATCTGTACCTTCAGTGCTTCAGAGGAGTGATTGAAATTTTCTTCTGACATTTATAATATCTCCTGAGTTAATAACATTAGACGCAAAGTTTCTAACAGCAGTAGGCTTAACACCTGCATAAGTACACACTGTTTCAAAGTCTTCACACGTAACACCTTCTGATTTAAATATCCAAGCATGAGCTTGATCTCTATATACTTGGACAGAAGTTTTCTCTGTATCAAACTTAGGCTTAGTTAAATCTAGTAATGCTTGTAATATAACACCAACGTATAATGATCTATGAGAATCTTTACCTGTTATTTCATATAAAGATCCCATAGATACATCAGTACTTAGTTCGTAAGGACTATCAGTCATTATCAAAATACTCTTCAACTGGTCT